AATATCAACATCAACCCTGCAGGACGGATGTCACCGATGACCCTCAGCGACTCAGCAAGCATCACATAGGGCATAGAGCCCAATGAACAGCAGGAGTTCCACACTCCCAATGATAATGCGACCCGGTCCACTCCCATCCAGAAATTGTACAAGTTCAGAAAACGCTTTCATCGGCCTGGACTCCCACATGTCCCACCCAATGCGGCGTAGAACACCACCCACACAAAACAGTAGAACGGCTTGCTGAGCCCACTGTATTCGATTGCATCCATGATCTGATCAAAGAAAGCCATGTCAATACCTCCAGATAGCGCGCAGATGAGTCAATATTGGACTATGTAATTTCGTCCATCAGACGGTATGCTGATGGGATTACCATTCACTCCAGCCCCTACAGAACTGAGTCAATCATTGCAACAGTTAATCCAGTAGATTAAGGGCTGGGGCTGCCGTAACTGCATTTCAATGCCGTTATGCGTGCTACCGCAGCCCGGCAGTAACTGCAGTACTGGCATGCCCAACCACCTTACACCATCACCTTGAATGCCATTAGCATGCCAGAGAGACAGCCATCCCCATGGGACTGTTCGAGTTCAGAAAAGTACGTCGCAACATTCCAACCTGCTCCCCACTCCTCATACCATGCAGCATTTCCAGCTGTCAGGTAGCACCGCGCACCGTTGGACAGTCGAATTGGCAAGCCACACTCATCCATGGGATCAACCTTGGCTATCACATGCTGATGGGGGGGCTCAGTCCCATGCCACTGTCGTAGCACGATGACGCGTCCATGGACGATGGGAAACATATGTGAATACGTCAGCATGCCCACAACTCACCTCTTGTTGTCCGTTGCCGTGAGTATCCAGGCTCCTAACCACCGTCCTCACATAACTAATTTAATATGGCTGGTGGCTTTTGGTAGGTTGGATGGTGAAATAGTTGGAGGTTTTTACATGTGTTAAGAGTGTGTAAAGGGGGGGCAGCCCCTAACTTTCTGCTGCGGCTGTAATAAGAATTGTTGCTCACAACAACTTCCCGAAAAAAAAGTTTCTTTCAGACTGGAACTACAAAGAATTCCAACATACTTATGTCATATGGCCAATAAGGAGCCACAACACAATGCCAAGATCACGCTCGAAGTACGGTAAAGCCCTCCAGGCTATCAACAACCGTGACATAAACAGCCTCTCGTGGGAGCTCCTAAAGCTTGCCATCAAGGAAATGGAGGCCGGTGGTTCTCCAGAGATGGGAAAGACTGTAATCCTGGAGCTCCTGAAGAACATCACGCAGCAGACAAAGGGAAAAATGAAACTTCCAGGTGGCGGCGATACATCCGTCCTTGATGGCTGGCTCGCACAGAACGGTGGGACGCCTGAGTGAGGCCCGTCCCCGTACAGATGCCGCCCCCTCCTGAGGCATCCATAGCAAAACCTAAGAAGACTGGTCGGCCCCGCAAGCCCCTACCACCGTCGCTCGGCGATACGCTGAATGATCCCATCCAGTTCATTGCGAAGCTCGACATCATCGACAAGAAGGGCCGCATCACGAAGCTCCGTCCCAACTGGGAGCAGATGAAGGTCATTGAGGCCCTCCATGCCGGCGACGACACGCTCATCCTGAAGCCCCGCCAGATCGGTTCCACCACCGCCGTTGCTGCCTTCTTCTTCTGGAAGTGGTACACATCCCGGGATCCGATGACACACGTCATCCTCTCCCACAAGATGGCATCGGCCCAGCACATCTTCGAGATCTTCAAGCGCTTCTGGGCCGGCCTGCCGCCTGCCCTCCAGCGCGAGCTCTCTGTCGTCAACGGCCGCCAGATGACCTTAAAGGATACCGGTGCCACCGTGCAGGCGCACAGCGCCGGCGGTGAGGGCGGCCTCCGCTCATTCACGGCCTCGTCAATCCACATGTCAGAGTTCGCCTTCGCCCCTGACGGGGACGAGCTCAAAGCAACCGCCATCTCCGCACTCAATGGTGGCCAGCTCTGCATCGAGTCAACCGCCAACCACTGGGGCGATCCCCTCCACCAGGAGATCCAGCTGTGGGATGCCGAGATGGTCGAATGGAACTTCCTCTTCTTCCCCTGGACACAGCACGCCGAGTATGTCCGTGAGCCACCGAACGACTGGATCTGGAACGGTAACAGCCCGCTCACTATTCCCCAGCAGTACTGGGAGGCGACAATGGTGGGCAAGCTGGGACGCTCAAAGTTCCGTCGAGAGTATCCCCTCACTGTCGAGGATGCCTATGCCCAGACTGACGGTGCCTGGATCGATGCTGATCTACTGGACGGTGTCGAGCGTGTCCAATTGGAGACAGAGGGCGGTGCCCTTGCGAAGCCTGACAAGGACGACCGCTATGCGATCGGCGTCGATGCCGGTGCTGGAACAGGCGGCGACTTCAGCGCCCTTGTGGTCCTCTCTGTCGGGAGTGGCCAGATCGTCGAGATCAGGCGCTCTAATTCCTTGAATCCGACTCTATGGGCCGAGGTGGTCGCCGATGCGAGCAGGAAGTGGGGCGATGCAAAGGTCCTGGTCGAATCGAACGGCACCTGGGGCGGCGTCATCATCACCGAGCTGAAGCACATGGGCATTCCCCTCTGGAAGGACGGGGATGGGAAGGACTGGATCACCACCGGACCATCGAAGGCCGCGATGCTGGAGGGCGTGAAGGATGCCATCGGTCGCTGTGCCATTACAATGCTCGACAACTGGACTGTCGGTGAGCTCCGCTCCTTCAAGGTGAACGACCGTGGCGAGCCCTTCTGCCCACGCAACGGCATCCACCACGGTGATACCGTCATCGCCCTTGCACTGAGCCTCCAGTGTGCAAAGGGAATTCATGTCCCACCACGGGCATACTTGCCCGAGTGGGTTGTTCGCGGAAAGATCGCACGCGCATCGCGTGCTGGCAGCTTTGAAGACCTGAGGAGATACTGATTATGGGATGGACGAAGAAGTTTGATGTGATCTATGCTGATCCACCGTGGCTCTACAACGGCAAGATGATCTCTGGCTCGAAGGTGACACACCACTACGAGCCGCTATCCACTGCTGACCTGAAGGCGCTACCAGTCGGGGATGCCGCCAACAAGAACTCTGTGCTCTTCATGTGGACATCATCACCGCACCTGTGTGATGCCATTGAAGTCATGAAGTCCTGGGGCTTCAAGTATGCGACAATAGCCTTTGTGTGGGACAAGGTGAATCCAGTTGCTGGTTCATACACGATGTCACAGTGCGAGATCTGCATCGTTGGCAAGCGTGGAAAGATACCGTCACCACGGGGCTCAAGGGCTATTCGACAGTTCCTCACCTGGAAGCGGACTGAGCACTCTGCAAAGCCAGATGAAGTCAGGAAGCGTATTGAGGACATGTTTCCAGAGGCGAAGCGTCTGGAGCTCTTCCACCGTGGTCATCCCTCTAGTGGCTGGACCTGCCTAGGCAATGAGTCTCTTGGCGACTGGAAGGACATAAGAGAGAGCCTACCACAGCTCATATCGAAGCTGGGCCACGGCGACGTAATTCCTGACAAAGAATAGATTTTTTAGAACGAAGTAGATTACCGTACTATTTAGAATTGCAGGAGAGTTTATGGCTCGTACAGATCGTGACAGAATCCAGTTCATCCGTGCAGCTCAGCAGCAGCACACTGACTACTGGGACGAACAGCGTCCTCTCTTGAAGAAGTACCGGAACGCATACCTCACACGCTTCTACTCTGATACCGACTTCATCGATGCGACCGCTATCAGAGTCGAGACGGCAGACGGCTACGCCACCATCGAATCGATGATGGGATCCTTGTTCTCAAAGTATCCAGCAATAGAGCTGGGACCAGATGTCCGTGGTAACGGCGACATCAATGTAACAAAAAACGTCGTCAACAACTTCCTAAAGGACTGTAGACAGCAGGTTGAAAACGCTGCACGCATGGCACTCATCTACACGCACTCCTTCCTAAAGCTTGCACCTCGAGAGTCTAATACGCTCCTGGGCAAGATTGCCATGCGTGCAGTTCCTCCCTGGCAGGTCATCCTCGATAGAGATGCAGCAGCCTGGGAAGACTGTAGATTCATTGGACACATCTATTGGCTTCCAGTCGAGGAGGCCAATCAAAAATTTGGAACTAAGAAATGGCAGGGCACACCACAGAGAGACTACTTCACTGACTACGAAAGGAACAACGATAGGAACTACCGCTCATACGGAGATTCCCCAGACCTACCTAATGAATACTTGTACATTGAAGTCGTCGAGATGTACGACTTTCTAAATAATGAACTTCTATTTTGGTCTTCAAATTGGAAATCCGGCGAAGAACTCCTATCACGCGATCCAATCCCAGTCATTACTTATGATGGTCGCCCTATGTCCAACTTAGTTCCATTCTACTTTGCCAGGCGTCCAGACCGTCCGATGGAGGGATATTCAGCCATCGCACGAGTCTATGACCAGCTCTTCGAGAAAAACATTCTGCGGACCTTCTGGGCTAATGCCGTCAGACGCGATTCCCGTCAGTACATCTACAAGGAGGGCGCCTTCGATGAGGAGGCCCTGGCTAAAATCACGTCCGGCGTCGACGGTGCAATGATACCGACCGATGCGGACACTCTCTCTGGTCTCATTGACCAAGTTCCAGTCACACCAATGTCGAGCAACCACTCTGTGTATCTAAACTACGTCGAGCAGGACCTCAACAAGGGCTCACTCACTGCTGGATTCACTCGTGGTGAGGCATCGAAGGCGACGGCCACAGAGATCACAGCGCTCATGCAGTACACGGCATCCGAGCTGGGCAAGATGGCACGAGACCGCGACAGCACGATGGAGCATGTATCCCAGCTCTACGTCAGGATGCTCATCCCACTCATCGAGGAGGGAGACCGCGTCGCTATTGTGACTCCTGATGGCTCGAAGGTGGTAACTCCTGCACGGCTCGATGCAGACTGGAAGTTCGTTGCAGTGGACGGTGGCTCCACACCAATGACTGACATCCTCCGCAAGCAGCAGCTCCTCCAGCTCCTACCATCCCTTGTCCAGCTTGGTGTTCCAGTCGAGGCTATCAAGCAGGAGCTCATCAGGCTCTATGGATTCCCACCAGACTTCCTCGAGTCTCCAGCTGCAGCCGCTGCACCACCTCCACTTGAGGGCGGACTACCATCGATGCCAGCACCTGAGCCCACTGCAATGATTGCTGGCTCTATCGGTGGCGCCTGATGCCGCTGTATGAGTTCGTCTGTGAAGACCATGGCACCTGGGAGATGATTGCTCCACATACCGTGGAGAAGCTTCCTTGCCCTGACTGCGGTGAGGATTCACAGCGCATCTTCTCCCTCTGTGCGAGGACAACTGCACACTGGGGCGACTCTGACTGGGGCATCAACGGAAAGTGGGATGCTGGACTTGGACAGAGAGTATTCAGCAGGGGACACCAGGATAGAATCCTGAGAGAGCGTGGTCTTGTCCGTGAATCTGATCTAGGCGGTGACAAGTTCGTCCAGGACTACAAGACAAAGGCATTTGCTGAACGCGATAGACTTGACAAAGTGTCACAGACATACACGGATAATCTAAAGAAGTTTGATGGCGACAAGATGAAAGCTGTTGTAGAGACGTTTCCCGCACATTCCATGTTAGCCGAGTCAGATACCACCACATCAACAGGAGTTTGAGATGCCAATGGAAGAGATGAAGAGTGATGAGCTTGAGCAGATGAGGCAGCGCACCATGCAGCGTCAGGGCGATGTCGAGGAATCAGAGGATGAGATGTATTCTGCAGCAGCTCCAAAGGGCCGCTTCACTGGTAAGACACTGAACGCTCTGGTCGATGCCGCAAACAGGCTCACACCGCTGTTCGGCATCTCTGAGAAGTATGAGAAGTTCGGTGGTGAGACACAGAGCACACTGCCACCAGAGTTCATGCGCCTCATCTCGATGTTTGCAAAGGCAATCGAGGATGCAGTTGCAGAGGGAGTCCTCACTGAGGATGCGGTGGTCGATGTCACTGGCATCACAGACGACTCAGGCATCCAGGGGCTTGCTGGCCGCCTCAATATGGCAGCAAAGTCAGCTGGATTCAAGAAGTTCCTCAAGCAGCCAAAGAAGGTCTCGGTGGAAGTCGAGGTCGAGTCTGGCGGTGAGGGAGAAGAGGAAGGCGAGAAGTCGCCTGAAGAGATGAGCACAGAAGATATGGACGCTATGTTTGCGTCGAGGATGTAACAAATGAGCACAGAAGCAGCCACGCCAGCAATGGCACCTGCAGCGACCACAGAGACATCGGCAGCTGCAGTTGATAACAACCACAACACACTGAATACCGGTGTCTCAGATGACCAGTCTGGTGGCACAGTTGATGACTATGAGCTTAGCCTAGACGAGCTAATGAATGCAGACTTTGGCGAGGATCCTGTGATGCAGGGCACGCACAAGGGGATACCAGACTACAAGAAGATCCTGGAGCACATTCCAGAGAACGGCAGGAAGTTGGTCCAGAACCTCCGCTCCTCATACACACAGAAGACACAGGAGATAGCTGAGCTCAGGAGAGCTCTGGAAGCAGAGAAGCAGAATCTACAGCAGCAGAGGGCGATGCTCTCTGAGTCAGAGTTTGCCAGGAACGTGAGGGAGATCGCAAGCAAGCCAGTTGAATCTGATCCCTGGTCGGATGAAGGACTACAGGAGCGCATACAGCAGAAGGCAGCACAGATGATGCAGCAGATGCTGGAGCCGCTGCAGCAGGACCTTGCTGTCCAACAGAGGAAAGCAGCTCTGGACTCATTCAAGACAAAGCATCCAGATGTAACAAGCGACGACCTCCGAGTTCCTATCGCAAAGCTCCTGATGGAGCGTCCAGAGCTGAAGCTTGAGGATGCATACTACCTGGTGAAGGGACAGCAGAGCATCGAGCAGTCGAATCAGGTCCGCCAGGTCCAGAAGGAAGCACTGAAGAAGACATCGACTGGAAATGCAGTGAGGAATGCTGCACCACCAAAGTTCAAGGATGCATACTCTGCTTATCTCTGGCACAAATCAAATGGTGTCAAGTGAGATTTTCGCGAGATACCAGAATACTTACTGAATACAGTTTTTACGTGCAACTCCTCCCGACGTCACAATCGAACCGAAAGGTCACCGAGACGTGAAACTGCGGAGAGCGGACCGGCGCCGTCGGTAACCGAATGTTTTGAGTCAATTGTTAGTAACAATCAACAAGTAAAGGAAAGTTCAAATGCCAATCAGTAACGAACTACTCTCCTCTACTCTGTTCTCCATCCGCGACGGCGAAGTCGACGAACTCTTCCAGAGAGTTCCCTTCCTAGACTTTGCCAAGCGGCTCGGCGGAATCGAGTACGAGGACGGCGGAATCAAGATCCAGCGTCCCCTCGCCGTCAGCGAGCACTCCACCATCACTCAGCTCTCCACTGGTTATGAGCCTGTCTCCTTGGCCGTCCAGGACGTGATGCAGCCAGCCCTCTACGAGTGGTCGGACTTCGTCGCTCCAATCGTCATCACCAAGAAGGAAGAGCTCGAGAACCAGGGCGAGAAGGCTATCGTCAAGATCGTCGAAGCCCGTATGCGTAACGTGATGGGCCTCCTCCGTCGTGAGATCAACCGCCAGCTGGTGGCCGGTAACTCTACCGTCCTCACCTCGCTCGGTTCGCTCAACGGCGTCATCGGCACCACCGGCTTCCTCGAAGAGGGCGCACCAACCGCAGCTGGTCAGACCAACACCGTGGGCGGTCTCGCTCGCTCGTTGGTTCCAGACGGCAACGGTCTGTTCAACCGCTCCTTCGATGCACTCGGCGCCTTCGGCACCAACGGTATCCGTGGTATGCACCAGCTCGCAGCTGAGACCTCTGCTCGCGCCCCAATGGGCGAAGTGAAGCTGGTCCTGGCCTCTGAGGCTGGCTATGCCAACTACCGTCGCGCACTGTTCACTCAGGAGCGCTACATCGACGAGAAGCAGCTCAACGCAGGATTTATGTCCCTCGCCTTCGGCAACGCCGCAGTCGTCCAGGACGTATTTATGCCAAACGCTACTATCAACGGTGCCGGTCTCGCAGCCACGATGTACATGATCAACTTCGATGGCATCAAGCTTGTTATGCACTCTGACGGTGATCTCGCCGTGAGCCCATTCGAGTACATCCCAGGCACCACCGCAAGGTCTGCCCAGATCTACTGGAAGGGACAGCTCATTGCAGATAACCTCGCATCCTGCGCTCTGCTCTTCAACGGGGAGGTGTTCTGATGGCTACTTCTACTCTCGTTCAGTATCTCGATACTGCTGGCGTATCCGCATCTGGCGCCGTTGTCCAGGTTGGTAACGGTCCATCCAACCGTCGCCAGGTTGAGACCTTCCTCACCGAGACTGCAATCACTGTCGGCCAGCTCGTCTCTATCGACGCTGCTAAGCTGAGCACTGATGCTTCCGGTGGTCTCACCGCAGCAACCGTCATCACTGCCGATTTCAACTCCGCTCCCGTCCGTAAGGTTGTGGTTGGTGTTGCACTCGAGTCGAAGACCGGCACTGCCACCTCGCCCCAGCCCATCCGCATCTGCGTGCGTGGTGTGGTTACCGCCGTTGTGACAACCGGTGTGACTGCAGTCGGTGATCCTCTGATCCTCGATCCAGCCGGTGGTGCTGGCGCTTGCGCGGTTGCAACTGCAGCCGACACTGCTCCCGCAATCGGTTATGCACTGACCGTTGCCGCCGCAGGAACCTGTACTGCATTCATCAAGGGCCTCTTCAACTGATCTAGAAGAGTCTCGGCCACAGCGCTTTCGGGCGCTGTGGCCTTTTCCTAACTAACAAACTCTGGGAGAACTAATGAACCTGAAAGAGCTGAGGAACAAGGTGGCAAATATCACCGACTACTCTCCAGAGCTCGCAGTCTACAATGAGCAGCTCGACCTACTCATCAACGATGCCTACCACGCTTTATGGACGGAGAAGCGTTGGAAGTTTGCTGTAAGGCATATGTTCATCGACATCTGGCCTGACATCAGTGCTACACAGCCAGATGGAACCACTGTAACGGCAGCACTCATCAATAACAACAGGACTGTCATCTTCTCTGCAGATGTCTGGTCTCTGGAGCGTCCCTACATCTGGGAGGGACAGATACTGAACCTCGTCGGTCGCGACTATGTGATTGACCAGGTGATATCGACACAGCAGGTGAGGCTCAAGGATCCAGTCAGAATTACAACCACGACTCTTGCTACCACAGAGTGGAAGCTGAAGCACCGCTTCTACTCAGTTCCGCAAGATGCTCTTGAGATCCTCTACCTCGGTCACCGTGATACACCAGCCACTGGAAAGCAGCCTCCATACGGTTCAGTGAGGGGAATGCCAGCAAGACGTGAGGAAGACATCAACCTCAAAGAGGACTGGACTTCATTCTACTCCTACTGCTATGTTCCAGTCGGTGTTACAAATATTCCGCCAGGCGAGAAGCTGCTGGCTGTAAGCGGAGAGACTGGTTCAGGTGATCTTGATCCTGGATACTACGAGCTATGCTGGGCATTTGAGGCCGATGGTGGATATGTCGGCGCTCTATCTGAGCCCTACATCATCAATGCTATCGGTGAGGGACCTGCATCCACATCGATAATCGTGGCATTCAGGACCTGGGATGATGAGCCAGTCGCCGCTCCAGCCTACAACGGTCTGGTCGACCAGAATAAGAACCAGTTCGAGGGAATGAGGAAGCGCATCTACTTCAACCAGAACTTCAACCGCACGACTGGTGAGCGCCTCTCTGGTCTTCCAGTCTGGCGTGAGGTAGCCCTTGGTTCTACTCGCTCTACTCCAGGAACTCAGGGAATCACCACATCCACTGATCCAGTGAGAGTGGCAGATACCTCAGCAACATACACAATCGCTGGCTCAGACCAGATCAACTCAGGTAATGCTCGATACGTAGAGTGGGATGGACAACACTTCCGCATCCGCCCATATCCAAGGCCAATCGGCTCAGACTTCACCTACCTCCACGTTGCTGGAACTGCTGAACCAGTAGTAATCAACAACGCTCCAGAGCGACTGTTCAGGCAGTGGGAACTCAGGTTCTACTACAAGCCAAAGAGGCTCAGCCTGCAGACTGATACTCCTGAGATGCCGTATGAGTTCCACCAGCTCATAGTGTACAAGGCACTTCATGACGTCTACAGCAAGCACGACAATATGGGACAGGCTGCTAACTACGCCAAGAAGTGCAATGATGAGCTTAAGAGGCTCGAACACAGATATGTAGACTCAGTGGACACTGAATACATTCGCCAGCAGTTTGGCTCTTCATTGTACTT